CATTCTCACACTCTATTAATATATGTGTAACCAATGAGGTGTATGCTTTGATCTCGGCAAAAATATTATGAGCACGACCATCCATCATTCTCTGAATAGTTTTGTAAACTGACTTGCCTTTCAGTTTATTTTCAAGTTCAAGAAGCATTTGTTCCTTGGATTTAAGTTGACCTAACTTCTTGTCTGCCTCTTGAAACTTACATTCAACAATAAGTTGTTCAGCATCCTTCAAGATATCTATCTTATCAGAATCCTGATACATTTCATGAAGATCAAGATACTTAGCCACAACAGCTTCCTTGCTAACTGGCTGACTCATATAAATCATCGCTTGATCAGACATTTTTGAGCCTCCCTAATAAATCTTTAGGCTGTTCACTGGCTGTCGGAGGCAGCAGGAGATGAGAGTGTCCAAATGCTCCTTCTTGATCCTCTTTCACACCATGCTTCTTATTCAATTCTTTTATCTTGTCAGACATCTCTTGAAAACCAAGTTTACCATATGAATAATCTTTTGTGATCTGCTCATATTCATTTTTGTATTCATCTTCTTTGTCAGATTCATTTTTAGGTTTCTTAGCTCTCTTATTTTTATTCTTAGCTATCATCTGAGCAAGTTGGAATCCTACAGCAGCTACATCTGCAGCAGATGCTTCTCCAACACTCTCGCCCTTTATCCACTCCTGACCTTCCCAATGACCAACTCTAGGATCCTTCTCTAATGCCAGTTCCTTTACATCATAAGGAGCATATTTCTGAAACATCATCTTGGTGTTGTCCGCAGTCTCAAAATCTATCTCACCATCATGAGCTGACAAGTACACGACCTCTGCCTCCCAGCCTGGAAGATCTCCATTTGAATACTTTTGATCTGTGTATTTGGTAAACACCATCCACACTCTATCAGCCTGAGGATCTGGAACCGCCCACTGCTTCTCGACACCCTCATTATCTGTCAAAGCATTCAATGCCTTAATAGCATCTTCTTCGGTGTCGCGATAAGTAGCAGATGCCCACTGCGGAGGAATTTCTCTCTTAGATTTAGCCTTGTCTTCTACCACAGCCTCTTTACACTGTTTGCATCCACACACAGAGTATTCCCATCCACACTTCGGACACTTGCCTTTGCCATCAATCTCAATCATTTGACCAACATATTTGCATTCAGGACAGGTCTGTTCATTATGACCTGGATACTCCGCAACCTGCTCTTTGATCCATCCCATATGCTTAGCAATCAACTTAGCCTGATAGGACGAATCTGCCTTTACCTCTTTATAAGGTTTCTTCTCTCGAGGATCTGGCTGATGATGTGTGATCTTCCCATCAACAACATAGAAAGTTAACTTCTCATTAGTAGATTCATTTGTCTTAGACAATTGATCCTCAGGAATCCATCCATCAACTTCTTGAGCGTGATCTGAAGACCAGAGAGCGTATGTGCCTTTGAGATGATCTGCAATCTCCCACTTCTTGCCCTTGTACCAGACAAGCTCACCAATCTCAAATCTCTTCTCGCACACCTTCTTTTTTACTTTATCAAACAAACCTCTAAATAGTTTGTCCATCATTTCGCTCCATCTTTTTTGAACGATACCTTCATAGGAGTCCAAATCTTATTCTCTTCCTTGATTGTATTAGACTCATCAACTCTATATATCTTATTGCACGGCAAGTATCCTAAGCAGTCTCCTGCAGAAGAAACAGATTCAAGAGACACACGCTCACGAGGTTCCTCTGGTGTAGGCGGTGGACCTTTCTTAGTTATTTTATTCTTTAGATGAGCAAAGTCAAAATCAGACAGCTTTAATATTTTGTCATTTAAGTATGCCAGAATATCCATTTTGTCTTCGAACTCTGTTACACCTATATGCTCAAACATGTCCAAAACTTTGGTACACACATCTGCACCCTTATCCAATGCATCCTTAATCTCTTCTTCCTCTGCACTAGATATCTGCGCAAACTGAACATCAAACCTGCGAGGATCTGCATTTAAACCACGATATGCCAAATGGATTTGTATAAGTCTCTTGATTCCCATTTTCATGCCAGCCTGCAGACGCTGAGCATTCTTCGCAAAGTTAATAGAGATGCGAGCTGCTGCACCTTGACCGAAGGATCCAGGGAGCTCATCTGTAATACCTAGCATAGACTTAGACACCCTTAATGAGCCCAGCAGTTGATTGACCAGCAGCTCGACATCCACGATAGCTTTGATATCAACTTCGCCACCCATCTTATCAAATGACAAAGATATGTCTTCAGTTTCTGGAACAAACACATCTTCTACCTGTGCAAATATCGGAGCCCATCTATCTTTCCACTGCTGATTCTGCTGTTCCTCTGAGAGATTCATTCCTGCACTGCGTTTTAGAAATTCAGCATAGCCTTGTATGATCTCATTTGCCTGATCCATCGTGCCACCAGCAATTTTGATCTTATACAAATACCAAATCATTCCACGAGTAATACGAGCAAGAAGCAACGAATCTTCGGCTAGTTTGAGCCTTTTATAGATCGGAATAGATGGAAATAGAAGTGAAATCCCGTATTTCGTTGTAATTCGAAACCTTTTATCACCAAGTCTCTCCTTCTCTAGAGAGAACATTCGTCCAGGCTCACCGAAGATACCAAGAGCTGTATTCAGAGCTTTACGTGTTACACCAAACAATCTCATGTGTACATATTTCCACGGTGGCTCCATCTCAGCCGTAAACTGCGTTTGATTAGAGTATAAACCCGTACGGAGGAATCCTTCCAGCCTGCCATTGACATCAATACGCTCCATATCTGCAGGATGTATATTGTCATCCACAAACGCAATTCCTATACCTTCACGAGCTATACCTTCTACAAAATGATCTCCATACATAGCCAACTGACCAGCCCAATCACGAATACGCTCTTCTATGCAAATCTCTTCCAGGAATTGATTGGCTACATTTTCAATCTTTTTGTCATTAGACACGACCCATACAGACTTATTATTCACAGCTGAAGGTGCACAGACGGTGTCAACATACAAGTCCATAGCACCAGATACATATGCGTGAGAGCTAGCTTGTTCACATTCTCTATAGAATGTCCTACGCCAATACGATGTCGCTAAAGTTTCATTCACAACTTTACCAAGCTGTTCCTTGGAGAAAGTCGTTCCCATCTGAAATAGTCTGCGGACAGCATCCTTCTTCTTCTGAGGATCCATCAGAGTCTTTGCTACCTCAGCAGGCACATCGATAGGTGGCTTACTTAACTTTCTTATTTCTATAGCGTTGAATAATTTCATTCACTCTCCTCTTTAATTAAGCTCACTCTGCATTTCCCAACTCGGCTTGTGACGAGCTATGGCTGCATTACTCTCCCGTCACCAGGACGGGAGATTTAAACCTACGGAAGATCTACAACTTTACGCCACGAACCATTACCGTAGCAATATATCGAACCATTCGCTGAAGCATCAGTGTCTAAGAACAGAGCACCATCAGACTGCGGAACTCCAACAGCAGTCGAAGGATCGGTGCCAGAGGCTATTCTCATGCCGATCATGGAGCCACCAAAACTAAGGGTAGCCTCATCTTCCCAGAACTTGATTGAGGCATCATTCGTCTCACCCCAGAAGTTAATGGAGTAATCAGTTCCAGCAAGAGAGTTGCCGATATTCACATCACCAAGTTTAGGCAGATTTAGCTGACCTTCATCTTCCATCCACTGCATCTGTCCATCAGATGTCTCGCCATCAAAGGTAAGCGTATAATCAATGCCTGCCGTTCCAAGTCCTACGACAACTGCACCACCTAGCACGTTGTTACCAGCAGTGCTAAGAGCATAAGTTCCAGTGGCTAAGTAAGCTGACCTTGTCCCATCAGTAAAGTAACCTCCGAAACCAGCATTGACTAGCCTAGCGATCCTTGTGCCATCAGTAGAGTTAATACCATCTGCACCATTGCCAAGAGTAGTAGTTCTGGTGCCATCATTCGCAGACAATGCTATAGTTGCACCGCCTATTGTACAAGTCCCGCCAGCACCATAGAAATAGCCAGCTCTGGTGCTAGCAGCATCACCTAGTTGAGCATAATAGGCTCCCGAATTGACATACAGCATATCGGTCATTACGAACCTATTCTCGTCCTCAAAGTAGGTCAACGCTCCTTGATTAGTTTCACCATTGAAGGCTATGACATAATCTATTCCTGCAGCAGCATTTCCTATAGTTAATGCTGTGGATGTATTGGTCAAAATCATCGTCTGACCTGCAGTGGCTCCCCTGCCCATTACATCTGAGAGGGTATCTGCTTCTGCAGCAACATAATCCGATCCTGCAAGAGCAGCTGAATAACCACCAGCACCATCAATCTTTAAGATACCACTAATGGCATCTTCAGTAGTTTGATGAGCAATAGGTGTGTACAAACCAGAGTGATCACCCCAACCAAATGCCGTATTCCAATTGGTGATGTCCGCAGGTGCTAGTAGAGTGCCATTCACGTCCAGCGATCGATTGAACTTAACAGTTCCACCAACTGCTGTTCTGTTCACAAGCAGGTTCACTCCATCATCATAGATAGATGCACGAGTATTGAGCGAGAGACTGCCAGCAGCTGCTGTCGCTACACTAAGAACTGACAGATTTGTCGTTGATGTGATTAACGGCTGACCAGTGGCTGTAAAAATAGGATCAACTTCAGCACCACCAGCCACATTTAACTCATTCCAATTCGTGCCATCGAACTGATACATTGTTGAAATTGACAGAACTGTACGACATGTTCCAGCAGGATCACCAGCAGGAAGTGATGTCGGAGACTGCACAGCAGCCTTGTAAATAGGTGTCAACACAGGCACACCTAATTTCGTAGGCCACCAATACGTGCCACTGTATGCAAATGTGGAATTAAGATTCGTGACCACACGCACATCACCCATTACCGTCCCAGCAAGATACTGGAAGTCGACAGGATCGTGAACCGAATTCTTTACTGCTGCAAATGCCACACTTGACATAAGCATGAATCCAACTACTAATACCGACAATACCTTAAGCAGTTTCATACCTTCCTCCTCCTTTTATTGAACAATCTCTACGTGATCTACTTGTCCAGAATCGTCATCCCTGAAATAATACTTCACATGTTTCCCGTAATACTGACTTGTCGCATCCTCTTCAGGATCAGCATCCACATACCACAATCTCTTGCTAACCTCATAATAATGATATGTAGTTGCAGCATAAGCTATTGAACATATAAAGAGGACGGCTATAACCAGCAATATAATCTTTTTAATCATCTGTCCCTTCCTTTTAATAGGTTCGCACAATACCGTATTTGGACCATTGCTGATCCTCATAGCGTTTACGCTGTTTCGAAAGTGCCGTTACGAGCTTGTCACGGTCCAGTGTATCAGGGAACACTTTGTACACTTCCGTCTCGGCTTTGTCCCCATAAAGACGGAGTAAACGCTGCGCGACACGAATAGGCTGTTTGTCTATCATCTTCTGTAGCTCTTCAACGCTATGCTTAAGATTCAGAAATTCCTCGAACTTCTTAAGGTCAGCCTCACCGATTTCTTCCATTTCATCCTCTTTCAGATCCTCACCCTCGATCATCTGATCTTCCATAGCTGGACCTAAGTCACACTTAGGAACATCAGTCGGAGCAACCTCTGGTCCATGAGACTTACTGAGAGGCTTTCCCTCTATCGGTGCATTATGCAAACCATGATCATCAGTAGTAGACTGAAAGATCTGTTCATTTTGACATTCTTTGAGTAGTTTCTCTAGCATGATTACTCTGCCTCCCCTACACCAATCTTATACTTAGCAAGAATGGCTTTGATCTTCTCAGCTGAAGCATCATCCTTCGGCTCAATGATAATATTGTATGCACCATTAACAGCGGTGATCGGGATCTTTATCTCAACTGAGCCAAAACCTGATGGACCTGCTCCTCCTGATATCACTAGATGCTTGGAGCCTCGGAGATCCTCTATGCTAAAACCTGCATCCCAAGCTCCAGGAGTCTCCTCATCTTTAGGATTGATCATAACGCCATTATGTGACAATTCGAAGAGTTGATCGTAATCCTTCTCCTCGACATTTACAGAATCCTTTGTGAATAGGAGTCCAATGTTCTTATCGGTCCATTCGTACATTCTCTTCTTAATCTGCTTTGCCAAGTCTGCCATTTTATTCCTCCTGTTATACTTAAAACCTTGTATTCCTAGATATGCTCATTTTCTATAAAAATTTGACGACCACAAAGAGTATCATATATAGGGCTATAGGGTTCCCCCGTGTTCACGTGATATAGGCTTATCCTTATCACGGTTATCGCCTCCTAGGATTCACTAGATAGGTGTGAACCTTCTTGGTAACGGTATCAAACTCATAGTCCTGAAGCACCTTAACGATGTCACTTACATTGAGACGATACTCTTTTACCTCTCCATCCCTACCTTCATAAGATAACTTTATGTTGTTGCCATCGTACATCGACTGGAGAGTTCTTGCCGATTGTATTCCTCGACCATCAAGAGGATCCTTCATCCCAATAGGTTCATCTGCTTCAGACATCTTATTCTTAATTGATTCGACTATCTTATCCATATTGCTATAGCTCCTAGGATCGCCATGATGTTATACAATGCCAATCCTCTTGCACTCCATTGATCCTTATTCGCATACTCCACCAGTAGCCACACAGCTACGGCACATGTTCCTAGTATCTTAACTGATAGCGTTACCACATTCATCTTTTATGTATCCCCTGTTTATAAGCATACTTGAGCTCGGGATTCCTTTGGAGGATTGTCTAGGACGAACGATCGGGAGCTCGCCCAACCCCTTGGACCTTTCCCTTTTATTCACAGCGTCCGTCATGACCTTGCTCCGATCTTAGCTATCTTATCGCTCTTCATCTTCCTGAGAACATCTACCATCTTAGCTACTCTTGTTGACTCATTTACTATAAGTCCTTGTCCCATCTCCTTCTTAGTTGAATCCTTAATGAACCAATCCTCTGGAAGTCCTGTGGGAGCTTTGGACTTAGATGCAATCATCTGACCAAACATCTTCTTAGCAGCAGTGATGTCTACGGGCACACGGGAATTGTGGACGCATTGGTACACGCTCGCAACAACCGTATCCAGCATATCCTTACTGCCATTCATAGTCATCTCTGTAATCGTGCCATCCTTATTCATTATGAAGTCCTTCACTACATCTGGATGGTCTATCTTATTCTGCTCACGATCGTATTCAATATGTTTCATTTCGAAGTAGAGAATACTATGGTAATGTCCTATCCACCTTCTCTCGAAGATCATATTCTTAAAGTCCATATACGCATCATTGGATCTATCGACCGAGAAGTATTCACATGGTATCTTTTGATTACCTAGTAACTGAAATGTATCTGCTGATGCTAACCTTAGATCTGCAGTGAACTTGGCTATCCTATATCCTGCATCCTTCAAGTCCATAATAAACTTTCTCATCTGGTGCAGAGGGATCTCATCTCCAGGTCTAGCTTTGATTCTCATTACGAAGTCTGTCTCAACAATAGGCATGATGTCTTTACGGAACTGACCTGTAGTAGTTTGGACATCCTTAGAGACGAATTCTTTTATCCCAGACATAGCTATACCCATTGCATCTCCCCGGTGCTCGATCATCCAGGCTTGCGAGTTCAGCTCTGGCTCGC